CAACGCTACGTTCGACAGCGCAGGCGCAGTTACTTACACCCCAGGCACATAATGGCTGATCAAGTAATCGACACAAGTGCACTCGTGGCTTTCCACACCGAAATCCTGAGTGCTAAGAAGCCTGACGGCACACCTCTATATGATGTTGCTTATCGTATGACGTCCGCTAATCACCTTCACAAGTTGATTGACGACCAGAAGAAGACTGATGGCAAATAAGTATCGTAATGAAGTTGATGTGACACTCAACGGGACGAAGTACACGCTTCGTCCTTCTTTCGATGTCCTCGCGGAGATTGAAGACTTCACAAACCAGTCTCTGTTTCACTTCATCGCTACTGTCGCTTCTGGTGGATTGAAGGCAAAGCAAGCACTATTCATCTTCGATTGTGGCATCCGTGCTGCTGGTGGCACTGTAGATGAAGGTGCATTAAAGCGTGACTTGGCTGAAGGCGGTTTCAATGAAACCGTTTTGGCTGTAAGCACGTTTTTGAATGCTGCTGTTCAGTCCGGTGATCTCGCGAAAAAAAACTAACGGATAGAAGCGACACCGTTACTGACTATTTCCCCTTTGAGAACTATATGGGCTTGGCATTCGCTGAGCTCCATTGGTCTCCTAATACGTTCTGGCATTCCACTGTCCGCGAGTTAATGACGGCGTATGCGTATATTGTTCCAGAAGACGTAAATACCGCTAAAGGATTCAAGCCTTTCACGGAAGAAGAGCGTGAAATCCTCGACCAAATGAAAGCAAAAGTTGAGCGTGAAGAACGCCTAAAGCAGGGATGAACGGATGGCAGACAATGTAACAGACGGCGTCATAGTTGAAGTCAGTGCAGATACAAGCAAGTTAACTGCACCTCTCCAAAGCGCAACAACACAGTTCAAGCAGTTCACTTCTACTCTGTCACAGGGAATGACGCAGAGCACCCAGGCTATGGCTGGAGCGGAAGCTGCCGCTAATACATTGGGTAATACAACAAAGAACCTCGGTGAAACCATTTCTGCTACAGGCTCGCGTCGTGAACTAAATGAATCTTTGAGCTTGATGCGTAATGCTGCAACCGGTAGTGCGAATGCTTTCGATGTATTGAGCGTTTCATTGAGAACGTTTGGCTCTGCTTTGGGTGGAGCCGCTACAGTCGGCATCGCAGCAGCCATCGCCGCACTCGTTGCCCTGTACGAGTACGTTAAGAATTATACGGAAGAACAGAAGGAGCTAAACGAGGCATCACAGGTATTCAAACTACCTATCGATCAAGTTAAAGCAATGTCGTCAGCAATGCGTGACCTGGCTAATGATATTGCAAGCGCCCAGGAAGGCTTCTCGCATCTCAGTGACGCTAAATTTGACCTTCTAAAGAACCTCGGTCTCGATCCTTCCAAAGCGGCATCGGCACAACAGGCATTCGTCGCCATCTATAACTCTTCAGCAAGCATCGAAGAGAAGATTCGTCAGTTTGGTATTCTGACTGGTGCCAAGTCAGCAGACGACGCACAGAAGGCATGGGACAAGTTCTACCAAGAGTCGAAAGAGTCAGCTAACGGCTGGTTCCAGGACATGATGTCTATGCAAGCCGTCGCAGCTATGAACGAAGCTGGTCAGTTCGATGAAGCTGCAAAGATGATGCCTAAGACCAAAGGTCAGACATGGGGGTTGAATGAGAACTCAAGCGGTCCTCTTCCCTCATCTAAGACAGACCAGCAGATCAGCGACGCTAAGCAGTTACAAGACACACTCACATCACTATCTGAAAAAGGCGCTCAAGCTCGTATTGCAGTTATGCAGAACGAGGCAGACAAGATTATTGCTGAAGCTCAAATTGAAGCTGAGCGTCTTGAGACCGAAAAGCAGAAGCAATTAGACGCTCATAAGGACAATCCAAGCGCCCAGGCGGCTTTAGGTGCTGGTTACGACCAGGCGATTTCTGATGTTCAGAGCAATGCACGTATTCGTGCCCAGCAGGTTGCACACCAGCAACAGCTTGATGAACAAACAAAGTTCATCAACGAAATGTCTGCTCTAACGTCTGCGGCATCACAATCTGATGTGACGGCAAATATGAATGCAAGTCAGCGCATCATTGCTGACGGTGCTGCTCGTGTTGCTGCATTGAAGAAACAGCTTGATGACTACTTGAACTCCCCTGAGTTCCAGAAGCTTGGCGCCAGTGATAAGGCACAAAAGACTGCCGCATTAACATCGCAGTTTAATGCCACATCTTCATCAATCACATCAAATGCCCAGACGCATGCTGATGAAGTAGCGAAGGAAGAACAGCTACAAAATGAAAAGCAGTTCCAGGCTCAGTTGACAGAAATTGATAAGCAGGCTGCTCAGTCTCGTATTGCCCTTGAGCAAGATCCAGTCAAGCGTGCGCAGATGGAAGGCGACCTACGCTTACAAGAGGAACAAGCACAGTACGACAAAGAATTGACTGCACTTGAACAACAGCTAAACAAAAAGTTGATCGATGAACAGACCTATGAACAGGAAGTTCAACAGCTCAAGCAAAAGTATTCTGAAGCTGAAACGCTTCTTGCTCAGGAAACTGCTCTTAAAGTTCAACAGGCAAACCCTGCACAAGCACTTCTTCTTCAGTGGCAGAACACTACACAACAGATGAATCAGTTCTGGGCAGACACAATGAACAGCATGGCGTCTGGACTTGCACAGTTCTGCGTCACCGGAAAGCTTAACTTCCAGCAGTTCGCACAATCGATCCTTACGGAGTTGATCAAGATTCAAATCGAGAAGGACCTTGCCGGCATTTTCGGTGGTATTTTCGGTGGTGGCGCAGGCGCATTTTCAGGCACGGCAAGTAGCTGGGGCACTGGTTTTGCCGGTGGTGGAACAGTCCAAGCTGGCGTTCCAATCCCTGTCGGTGAACGTGGTCCTGAAATGTTCGTGCCTAATACAGCAGGAAACATCGTATCGAACAGCGCAATGGGTGGTGGCTTCTCTGGTGCTGTTCACATCCAGATGACAAACAACGGCACACCACAACAGGTTAAGTCTGCAACCCCAACGATGACAGGTTCAGATATGGTCATTCAGATTGTTCTTGATGACTTACGTCGTGGCGGAAAGATCAGCCAGGGCATGCAGTCTCGCTACGGATTGCGGACGAAGGCATTCATGTAAATACGGAAGTTATGGCATCAATCAACTTTTACAACTACACGGCACCAAGCACATTACTGACAGGAAATAACTACAGCAAGCTTCCTCAACCAGTAGTTTTGCGCACGGATATGGAAGCGGGACCTCCTAAGCAGAGAGCGTTCGCTTCGATGACCTACGTGCAACACTCAGTCACGTATCTGTTTTCGAACGCTGACTACAACGGGTTTTTGAACTGGCTATATACGACCGCGGCGATGGGATCTATTCCATTTAACTGGACTGATCCAACGGATAACGTCACTAAAGACGCACGCATCGTTAAAGGTCAGATCACTGCTGCACAGCCAACATCTCCAAAGATGGATTATTGGACCGTGCAATTCATCATCGAGGTATCAGGAACAAATGCCAGCCTATAGTTCTAATTTCAAGAAGAAGGTAGCCAACCCCATCAGTTCAGCAGAGCAATCCGTAATTCTTCTACAGATCAATCAACAGGACCTCACTGATGGTCCTATCTGTGTCTGCAACGATACACAAGACCTTGTCAGTAACGGTACGACGTACATCGCATGTGGTTTCAACATCACGTTGCCAAGCGATCCTCAGGCTGGTGATCCACAAGCTCAGCTGAGCATCGATAACGTCACGCAGCTGCTAATGGAGTGGTTGGAGGCAAGCAATGGCGCACCAGGAACGACTGTAACGATTATGTCTGTCATGCGCTCTGCTCCAAACACTGTCGAATGGTCTTGCACAATGAACCTCATCAATATCGTTGCCAATGCTCAGACGGTCACAGGTAATCTCGCCTATAACAACCTATCTCAGATGAGTGCGACGAACCGCACGTACAGCCCTCAGCTTGCACCAGGACTGTATGGCTAATTGGACTGACGCATATATCGGTCGTGAACATTCTGAAACGTATGACTGTGCTGCACTCGTCTTAGATGTAGAGCGTGAGCAGTTTGGGCGTCATGTAAATGTCCCTTCTCACCGTGCTTTCTATAAGCCTGGTGAAAACCATAACGATGAGATCGTCAAGTACGCGTTCACGTTAGCCGACAAAGTAGATGTGCCTCAAGACGGCGACGTCGTTCTGATGTTCAACCGCAACGGATTGAACCACATTGGCATCTATGTCGATATTAAAGGCACGCAATACGTCCTTCACAACATCGCAAAGGTCGGCACAATCCTTCAGAAATTGAAAGACATTACTCGCTACACACTGCGGTTTGAGGGTTTCTACCGTCCCAAGGAAAATGATGAGATAGACCATAAATACGTGGAAAAGGAACTCCACGTAGATGGCACATCTAACCAAAACGAACAACCCGCTATTTCCGGTAGCTGATAGACAGCAGTTTGAGCTTGGTCCACAGAACATTGGCAAATCACTGCTCGAGGTGTTCGAGAGCAACGGCTTAAATGTTCATCGCATTGAGCAATCATCTGTCGTTCAGATTAATGGACAAGTAGTCCTACCAAGCGATTGGGCTACAACAATCATCAAAGAAGATGATTGGATCACCTGCCGTGCAGTTGTAAACGGTGATGGCGGTTCAAACTGGATCGCTATCGTTCTTGAAATCGTCCTAATTGTCGTCTCGTACGGTTACGGTGCTGCTCTTGGCGGTTCATTAGGTCTAACCGGCACATTGGCACAGGGTGTTGGTTCAGCAATCATCATGATTGGTGGTTCGCTGCTAATCAACCACTTCTTCGGTCCTTCCTTCCCAGGACAAAACGCAAATGGTGCCTCAGGTGCACCGTCTTACACGATCACAGGAACGCAGAATCAAGCCCGCATTGGTCAGCCAATGCCTATCGTGTTCGGTTCGTACTTGATGGCTCCCGACGTTGGCGCAAATCCATACGTTGTTTATGAAGGTAACGATCAGTACCTATATGAAATCTTCAACTTCGGTTACAGCAATCTAAACATCACAGACTTAAGCATTGGTGGAACACCAATCACAGACTTCACCAACGTTACAACACAGTGGAGCACGAACGGTGCATTAACTCTATTCCCTGGCAACGTTGATGTTTCCGTTGGTGGCACACTCACGCAGCAAGGTGGTCCAATCACAAGAACGACGGCATCCAACTGTACGGCTGTTGGTATTGATATTGAAGCAACGTTGTTCCAGCAGAATAACGATGGCAGCACGTCGAATGAATCGGTGGTCATCTATCCACAATACAAACTCACGACAGAGAGCACGTGGCACGACCTGATTACACCAACACATCCTAACGTGCCTACGAATGGCAACATATACAACTATGGTGGACGTGATGGATATGGTGCTTATCAGGCACAGAATGTCTGGACGATTACAAACGACAAAGCACAGCCTTACGTAACGACATATACACAAAACCTTCCTGCTGCCGGTCAATACGATATTAAGCTCACGCGCCTAACACAGGATATTGATGACACCACACACTACGCTGATACAACTTGGACACAGCTAAAGAGCTATCAGCCAGATGGAACGGACTACACGGGACAGACACGCCTTGCAGTCAAGATTCAAGCTAACAATCAGCTAAACGGCACGATCACGCAGTTGCAGGCAAATGTGTCTGCTAAGTGTCCTGTCTATAACGGCTCCTCATGGAGCACATCAGAGACAAGCAATCCGGCTTGGTGGTTCCTGTGGTTTGCAAGAGGTGTGTTCGATACAAACGGGGTTCGTATTCTTGGATGTGGTCTATCTGATGACCAGATCGATATAAACGGCATCATCGAATGGGCTGGTTGGTGTGATGCCAATAGCCTGTCGTTCAACTACATCCTTGGCGATCAGATGACGGCATTCGATGTGCTGGACATGATCGCTCGTGTCGGTCGCGGTATTAAGACTTGGCAGAAAGGTGTGCTTGGCGTCGTCTATGACCAGGAAGGTCTACCAGTCACACAGATGTTCGGCATGTCGAACATTAAAGCTGGCTCGTTCCAGATCAGCTATGTCAGCGACATGTTGGCTGAACAAGTTACCGTCCAGTTCATCAATCCAGACCTTCAGTACGCACAAGATCAAGTATCGGCAACAGTTCCAGGTGTCACATCACCAGAATACACATCGTCAGTCTTCATTCCTGGTATCACCAGCAAAGCACAAGCAGCTCAAGAGGCTAATCTACAGGCTGCCGCGCAAGCACTATTCCGTCGCACGACTCAATTTGAAACGGATATTGAAGGTCTCTGCTGCAATAAAGGCGATGTCATTGCAGTTAGCCACGACTTAGCTAACTGGAGCATTTCAGGTCGTTTGGTTTCCGGCACAGTATCGTCTGTTGTCCTCGACCGTGAAGTAACGATCAGCTCATCAACACAACCATATCTAACGGTTCGTCATCCAGACGGCACGATTGAGACTGTCGAAGTACAGAAGACAGCAGGAACGACAAACACTCTAACGCTGCTCTCTCACCTTTCACAAGCACCAAATAGCTACGCAGCGCCAAACATTCCAGCTGATGCCATCTACCAGTTCGATCCTGCGGCAACGCCAGGACGAAAGCTAAAAGTCGTTGGTATTGAACCTCAAGGCAATAACGACAACTGGGTGAAGATCATTTGTCGTGATGAAATCGATGACTACTACGCAGCAGCAACCGATCCAGGTTGGATCTACAACCTACCAACGCTATTGAACACTGGCACGGCTACTGTTTCGAATATCACATTTGCAGAGCAACTAAATACAAATACAGGTCAGATCACAGTAACAATCAACTGGCAGTTGCACCAAGCCGTGGGTGCAAAGTTGATGATTCAGGCAGGTAGTGGTTCCTTCGTTGATAAAGGCACCATCTACGGTCAGCAATACACACAGACGTTCGATTCACCTACGGTTTTACACATCACTGTTACGCCTGTCGCCCTTGCCAATGCCGGGCAAGTGCTCACACCTGTATCTGCTACGTACACAATTCAAGGCTACCAAGGTCCTCCTGAAAACGTTCCTG